GGTCATCTCCTAGCACTTCAGGTTGCATGCCAGCACGGCAAGCATTGAGCCGCTGTATTTCTTCCCGAATCACCGCAATGCAGTCTCTCGAGTCCACTAAGTAGTCTTCGCCTTGGCGTCGCTCCTGCTCTTTTTCTATCGCCGCGATAAAAGCGTTAGCGATAGACTCGAGTACTGGCTGCGAAAATTGTGATGCTGAAAGCGCTGACATTGCGATTTCAGCCAGGCATTTATCCATCTGCGCCAACTTGCTATCCGGGAAACTTGCAACCATAGCGAGGCGCATTTTTGTGCGTGCGATTAACTCTTCGTTTGTGAATTTGCTCATCTCGTTACCGGGAGGGCGTACCCTCCCGCCTCCCTTAGGCCACGTATTCCGGTTTCATATCTGCCAGGGTGATGCTGAATTGATCGTGCAGTTCGTCGCCCAGATGACGTTTGGCCGCCGCCAGTACGCGCTCAACTTCCTCGAAGCGATCGGCACCATCCGGTTCGCCGGGCTGCGGCAGGGAGTTGATCGCCGCTTCGACTTTGTTGCGCGCATCCACCAGGTGATAACGCCTCACTGCCTTGTTTTTCAGCTCGGTGTACAGGGCGGAGCCCAGAGTGCTCTTGGCACTTTCGATGTCTGCCCGAACTGCTTTGGCGTTATCTACGTCCTGCGCAGCCTCAATGCGATCCCGGAACTCATCGGCCATACCATCGATATTTGCCGCAGGTTCTTGTGCGCTGTGGGTGGTTGTTACGCTGTCACCTTTGATATCAGCCAGACTCACACGCTGAACGGGGGCCGGGTTAATTTCCCTCTCGGTGCGCTGCTCAACTTCATCCGGGGTATACACACCCAGAACAACTGCAGGGCAATACAGTCGCGCCCAGTATTTGAGGGCCAGATATGCAATCTGCTGCTTAGGATTCGAAATCCACAGGGGAGAATTACGCGTAATCACGCTGGAAAGGAACACCGGTTCGCCCCAGGTGATCTCGCTTTCGCCGCGAATGACGGCACCCACACGAACCGACAGGCCCTGTTCGTCGGCGCTGGTCCAGCCGCGTACCATTTCTTTTTTGTCGTATGTACCGCCGCCTTTCGCTGGCTTCTTAACAATCTCCTCGCGGCTGCTGGCGCATTTCGACCAGTCACCTTCGTACTCATAGTGAAAGCGCCCAACGATGGCGTTGGAGCTGGAGATCACCGCGTTTACCAGCTGCGCTTCGTAGCCCAGCACACCGTTGACCAGGTGCGTTTTCTGCGCCACGGCGTAAGGGTTCATGCCCCACTGCATGGCCTGCATGATGATAGCCATGCAGTCGGCAGGATTGCCGCGGAGGTGCTCAGGTACCGTTACGGCTGCTTGCGCCATCAATCCGGCGACAGCCTGAAGCTGGGTTAATGCCTGTACATTGAAAATGGCATTGCTGGCTGAGATCGTGTTTGGTGTCTGCTGTTCAGCGCTTACGATATTTGTGTTTTCCATCGTCATTCCCCTTATGCCTGAGTGCGCAGCGCTTCAAGGCGGCGCAGGTCGAAGTCGTTCAGTTCGTCGGTGTAGTCTTCAGTGATCGGCGCTGGCCACACGCCAGTGTCGAAAGCGTCAGCGATGCGGTTCATCGTCTGGCGATACTCGAGCATGCCCAGCTCAATCAGTTCTTCGCTGGCCTCAACGATGGCGATCCAGTGATAACCCTCGTCTTTGTTAACGAAAATCCAGAAGAACTGATCCAGCGCCGCGGTGTTCATATACATGGCCGCGCTGAGGTGATAATCGCGGTCGATGATTTCGCGGTGCAGACGGGCACGTAGGCCGGACTGCTTCACATTCCACATGCTGATGGTTTTCAGGTCGGCACCGATGCGTACGGCGTCGATGTCGATTTCCAAATCCGGACGCACGCGGATTTCCAGCCCGGTCTCCTCATCGATACCGAAATAGCTTGTCTCAACAGCGCGATCAGGGTGCAGCAGCAGCTTGCCGGCGGTCGGATGCTCGTGAAGGGCTTTCTGAATGGCCAGCGCCGTTTGCATCTGCTGCTGGGTAACCAGAATCTTTTCACCCGGATTCTCGCGCCACGCATCCAGCAGTTCGTCAGCGAATACCGCATCCGGCTTAACGGACTTCACCGCCTGGATCATTTCCGCTTTGGTGCCGGACACTTTCAACGGTGCCGGTTTATGCGCTTCCTGCGCCACCATGTCAGGGTTGATGATCGCCAGCTGCTCGAGGAGCGCATCACGGCTGCCGCTGGTTTTCACGGGCGAGGGCAGGGTGGCGTTGTACTCTTTGATACAGGCCTTCATGGCCGTCGCTGTCTGTCTCTTAACGACTTCAACACGCTGGTATTCATCCGGTAGCGACATGTAACTCTGCGCGGTTTCTTCCATGCAGGCGCCCAGCGGCACCGGCACCGGCAGGGTGGCGTTGTGCTCTTCAAGCAGCGCTTTGATATCGTCTACGCTTAGCAGCGCAGGCAGGGTGGCGTTGTACTCATCGATAAAAGCGCGCAGGGTCGCCGCGGTGGTAAATGCCCCCTCCGGGATCACTGGCTCTACGCTGAACTCTTCATGGAGGTTTTCCGGCTGCAGCGCCAGCGCATGCACCAGGTTACCCATATCCAGCACTTTGGAACCTTCACGCGGAATGGTTTTGGCGACGTGGCGCGCATTGAAGTACATCAGGCTGACACGAGCATCCTTCACCTGGGTGCTGCTGATCCCGTTCGCTGCGTGATACACGTCATTTGGCAAGTTTTCATACCGGCCAGGTTCGAAGTACGCTGGGTATTCGGCAACTGGTTCGGCCTGATGCACTTCTGGCTCGATCTGATTCACTTCTGGTGTGTTTTGATGCGCAGAATCGTCATCCTGATGCGCATATTCCGCATTTTGGTTCACATCGGCCTGTTTCTGGTTGGCCAGGGTCGGTGCTGCGGCGGCCAGAATATCAGCCGGATTCAGGGCATCTGCTTGCGGATCAATTGCATCAGCGCTTTCGCCTGGTGATACCGCATCAGTAACTTCGACTTTCTCTGGCCGAGCCTCTTCCATCTGCACATCGCTGGTGGTCTCCGTTACTGCTTCCGTTTTTTCGACTTCATTTGAGGTGTTATTGATGACCGGGTCAGTATTTCCACCCATCAGGCCATCAATGGAGAACATGCCGCCGCCGAGGTTGGCGACCTGCGGTTGGCTGGCGGTGGAGCCTGCCCACTTAGGAAGGTTCTGCGTTTCTGCTTCATCTTCATCAGCGAGTTTTTGCTCACCTGCTTCTACCCATTTTGGCAATACGTGTTGCTCAGCAGCTGGCGCAGGCACAGTTACCAACTCAGTTGCAGTATTGAATTCAGCCGTCATCGTCTGGTTAATGAACTCCAGGTGAGCAACAGGCGTCAGGTGGATGTTCTCCGGTGCGATGCGTACCAGGTTGAAGATGGCTGCACGGTTTACCGACAGAATGCCGGGCTGATTGCGAAGGATCGCGCTCCAGGACTTCCAGGGCTGCTCTTTGCTGGCGACAATATCTTTGGCGCGGCGGTGAATGCTGCCCGGGATTTCGAGGTGGTTAAAGTCCATCGGAAGTAGGGCACAGGCGATTTCCAGATCCAGAGTATCCAGGGTGTGATGGGCACCTTCACCGCGGTCGGTGATAAAGCCGCCGTCTGCATTGGTTCCTTTGTCAGTTCGCTGCACATCACTGATACGGTTGCCGGCAGCCCATTCGCGCGCCAGGATACCGCGGTTAATGTAATCAGTTGCAGCCCATATTCTGGTGAAACGGAGTACCAGAGCCAGCTCGTGACGCTTATCCTGGCTGAATACCTTGCGAATGGCTTCGGTGTAGCGCCACAGGTCTTTAGTATCGTAGCTTTTTAATTCCGGGCAGCTCTCTGCGGCCAGGAGAAGGTTCTGGACGTAGGAGTTATCAGTATCCATTTCCAGCACGCCGAGAGCTGCGAACTCCTCACGAGTTACGTGGTGGCGCAGTTCGTCAGCAGTGAACTGGGCGAGCAGCTGTTTGCGTAAGGGCATCTGCACAACGGGATAGCGAGTGTCTTCATCGTCATGCTCATCGATCACCAGACCTTGCTCGACTAACGCATTGTTGTCAGAAACATCAGTTTCAACACTTGCTTTGAGCAGAGAGGATTTGCCATTCTTCCAGTCCTCAACCAGCTGATTGCGATCATCGGCCTTAATCCACCCAGACATGAAGTTGGCCAGCATTGCGGGTTCGTGTTCTTTTCCCTGCGAGAAAACGTCTTTGACGGCCTGAACCAGTTTCCACTCGGCATGCAGGCTGAGATCGCAAATATCAGCAACATCATTTTTGGCCTGCATCAGGATTTGGAAGTAAGCATTACCCTCATCGTTCGCCAGTTCGGTGGCAACGATCTGCTGCTCCTGGCTAATCTCCGAAAGGTACTTATCACCCAACAGATGGACGGCGAAGCGGACAGCCGGGGTGCGATTTTCAAGCAGGGAGGTGGTGCCCACATTTGCGGTATCAGGAGCAGTTACAGCCGTGGCCGGCTGATTCTCATCGCTGGTGGCGCTGTCCGGGGCGATAGTGGTTTCGCTCTGAGATGCGGCGCCCGGGATCACGTTCCAGGTGCGGCCGTCTTCAGCCAGGGCGTAGCGCTCGCACCAGATGTAATCAATCACGCCTTCTTCCGGCAGGTCATTAACAACAGGCATGTCGGTACGGATCGGCTTGGCGTAATCTTTACCACGACCGGTTTCGATGCCAGCGTCTTCCAGCTCGACATCCAGCTGGAGGTTTGCGCGCGCTGCAGTTTTCGCAGTGAACCAAATCACCGCATCTTTCTTTCCAGACTTCTGACTGGCTTTAAGCAGATGGAAAAATTCCATGTCAGATCCTCATTTTTGGATGTAAGATCCCCGGGCCAGAGATAGCGCCCATTGGGTGTGTTTTTTGGTTAGGTAGTTTTCCGGTGTAACTTTGGTCGGTGTCACCGGACGTACAGGCCGCCTTGCGCGGCTTTTACGTTATGCTTCGTGAGCCATCTGGTCGTATGAAGCGCAACGTACAGAGCAGTAGTTACGTTGTTCGCGCGCCAGCTGGGCGCCGCGGATGAAGAGCAATTCGTTTTTAACTTCCTTCCCTTGCTCGACCGGTTTGCGGCAGTGAGCGCATTTTTTTGTTTTACACATCAGGATTCCCCTTCTGCGCCAGGAGATAGCAGAGGCGGCGAATAAACGCCCCAACACAATTCAGTTTCACGGCCTGCTGCCGCGCTGGTTTACGTGCGTAGTCAATCATGGTCACCCTCATTTGCCCTTGTCGCCAGGCTGGCGGAACATTTCTTTAACCTGATGCGCGTTAATCACTCCACCTCATCCGACTATTCGTATGCCGTCGGCGGCAACTTCGTGGGCTCAATGCCTGGGTGGTATGTGGTGCGTCTTGGTGGACTCATATTAAGTCTGCGGCTTAAATTGTGTCAAGGCCGAAGCGAAGTTAATTTGTAAGTTTGAGGCTTAATCGTGATGTTTGACGTAGAAATAGAGCGCAAACCCACTTCGTTTAGTGACGATTTGTCGCTAAACACGCTCAGTTTGATATCGATACTGGCGGTGCTAATCTTTCTGGGGGCACAACGGAGCGGTACGATGAAGAACAAAGACGAACAGACTGGGTTGGTTGGCTTGGCGATTGGGGCGGCAGTGATTGGCCTGGTATCAGCTCAAAAAACCATTAACAGGGCGAGCATCATTGACGAGCTGGTGAGGCTGGGGAGACAGAAGGGCGATGGAGTTCAGGATGAGGTGTTTGAGAAGGCAGCGGAGCTGGTGAGCAAAGGAGTATAAAAAACCCGGCGCGGTGGCCGGGTTGTAATTGGTAAACGGTACTATTTGAAATACATCACAGGTAAATTGATATTCTTATGCCCTGCAAGATGCAAAGTAGCCATAGTGAAAGCTCTAACATAGGGGTAAAGCATAGAAGGTGTGTTTAGATCCTGAATCACCTTCTCAGCTTCATCTTGAGAGATCTCATCTTCAAAGCTTAAAAGCACTTTCTGACAAGCATTAAACCTAAATTTTTTACTGGCGTGCAATTTCAAATCAATGGCAAATCTGACCTGTTTGTTATTGATTTCATTATAATCAACCTCACATTCAATCAGCATTGAATATTGCTCACCGCTTTCGGTTGCATCTTTTGTGGGATCTAAGTGAAAACTATCGATCCACATGTGAGACATAGAGTATTTCATGATTATCCATTAATGATGTGAACAGACATCCCTGCGTTTAACTTGTACGTCCACGGCAGTAGAATCAAGTAGCATAAACTCTACTGGTTCTGAATCTGCAGTCGTCCACGTAACTTTGAATTTTTTACGAATCCCAGCCATATCGCAAAGCTTGTCGAGAACTTCAGGAGACGAGGAAGCGAGTCGAAGCATTTTGTCCATAACTAAAGACTGAGTGACATCATCTGCCTCATACTTGGAGAAGGCAATTGGTCCGCCACCAAAAACTTTCGCTGCTTCAGCCTGAGTCAGACCAAGTTTTCTGCGTATCGCATAAACCTGTTTACCTGTCAGTAAACCATCACATTTTTTCTGCAAAGCTATGACTTTTCTTTTATTTCTCTTGGCTTGTGCATCATTGATGATTTCTGAACCGCAGCAATCACAAACAGAATACTCAGTATCTAGTGGATAGGCGTTATCCTTGTAATTGAAAGATATACGCACATTTTCTGGATGAAGTGATCCTTCACCACAGGCTGGGCATATGTTCAGGTTGGTCATTTCGTCTCTCTATTAAGTCGATAGATGGCAAGAAGCCACAAGCAAAATCGTTCCAGTTTTGGATATGCAAAATTTTACATAGTAACAGCACTGCAAGTAGCTATGCGCTGTATCAGACCATTCACGCCGATTCAGTGTGTAAACGTCACAAGCAGCCCAGGGACCATTTATCTTTTGTTGGCACCATTCCGACCCCTTATATCTACCGCTTGTTACAGCTTCTTTGATCAGCTCAGAAAGGTCATCATTGTCAAATGAAAGATACAATAGGTCGTCTTTGCAGTCTTGGGTCCAACCCATTGCACGCAAAGGATTAACACATGCGAGGACATCACCATACAGTTTCCCTGTTGTGATTTTTCGCGATGCACCTTCCCCAGGAAAATCCTTATCATAACGACTAACTATTTTTGTATTTACCATTATGGTAAGCCCGCTGCATTTTTGTCAATGACACTTATCATTTTGTTATGTAGCCAAAAGTAAAATATAAGGTAACTTACCACCAGTATTAAAATCTTTATCTCATTGAAATAGAATTAAAATTTTCAGATTTACCAGTTTCACACTGCTAGCCTTAACTATCTTGCGAACGAATCCTTCCCTTCATATACCTCTCATACAACTTATCCAGCTCCTTCAGGCGAAGCGCGAAGATGCGGAGCATGTTATGTTGCTCTTCTTCCGGCAACTGGCGGTAGAGCTCCAACAGGCGCTGTTCGTCCGGCTTGAGTCCGTCTTTTTCGCCAACATCCTCACCAAGCAGCCAAGGCACCGAAACGCCAGCTGCGTCAGCTACAGCTAAGGCTGATTTCTTACTGATCACACCTTTCTTGAACCAGCCGTTCACAGACTGCGGGGTCACCCCAGCAACCCTGGCCATATCGGATTTAGTCATGCCGCGCCCGTTCAGCTCTGAAAGGCGTTCGACAAGTGTCGGATTAAGTACGGTTTTCTCTTTCATGGTTAGAAGAATAAGCCTTTTGCTTAAACTTGAAAATTCGCCTCAGGCTTGACAATAAATTAAGTCTCAGGCTTAATTTAATAGTATTCAAATCGGAGACAACGATGAACGGGTTAACAAAAGCCATTAAGTCCGCTGGTACTGCAACAAATCTCGCAACCATGCTGGGCATCAAACCAATGTCAGTCAGTCGCTGGAAAAACCGCTATCAGGGTGTAGTGCCTGCTGATCGGGTCCTTCAAATCTACGCGGCCACTGGCGTAACTCCCCACGAACTGCGCCCAGATCTCTACCCAAATCCCACTGACGGTTTACCAAAGTAGGAGTGCTAACAATGCAAACACAATCTTTTCAACAGAATAACAGAGCTCGAGCAGAGCGCTTGATATTCCAATATCACCAAAGCGAGGAATCAGGTGGTAGCGTTGATCACCGTGATTTATGCGCAGCCGTCCGAGCCTGGGCTGCTGCCGAAGGACGCCTTAGCGTGGCTCTTCAAATCAAGGAAGTGGCGGAAGAGATGATGCTTGAGGGCATTGATCTCAACGTTCAGCCAGAGGTTTGGAACGTGAAGATGTTTCGTTGGTTAGACAACAAGGATAAATCAGGGACATACCGGGCAAACGTCGAACTGCTGGCCCCAGCGATTATCTTGGCGCTGCCCCTGGCGTATCGAGATCGTGTTGTTCAGCTCGATGATGTTGCGCTTCGAATTGCCAAAACGGTGAAAGAGGACGCTGAAGCTATTCAGGCTGTCATGCTCAAGGCGCCAAAGCAGGTCCGCCTGAAGGAAATCAGCGAAAAGATTGTCGCCAGTTTCTACCTGGATGGGCCGGACTCTGTGGCCCCATTGATGGCCATGGTGACAACGATGCTGGGAGGGGCGCTATGACGGGTTCTAAAAAGGCGAAAGCCCTTCTGCGGGAACAGAAAGGGCTCTCAGGTGCAATAACGTCAAGCAATTGCGGTGTCAGTATGCCCAATCAAAACATGTTTTGCCAGCGCGCAGGATCGCGACTGGATAAATCTGCCCTCAATCGTTCATCAGGAGGACTAAATGGCCGGGGACTGGATAAAAATGCGAACGTCGTTGGTCACCAGTCCGAAGGTGAACGGCATTGCGCGAATACTGGAGCGATCAACGGAGGTGGGAAGAATGCTCGCCGTTAATCCTACCGTAACGCTATCAGAAGTCGTAACGCGTAACGTAACGCGTAACGTAACGGTGTCACTGTTACTGTCTGTATGGGCTGCTGCTAACGAGCACACCAGTGACGGCGTATTCCGTAATGCTGACCTTTCCGACATAGATGACATTGTCGGAGTACCAGGTTTCGGTGCTGCCATGGCTTCTGTGGGCTGGGCTGTTCATGATGTTGAAAACGACTCCGTAATCCTCCCAAACTTCAATGATTACAACAAGACAGGTACAGAAAGGCATGCCTCTGCTGCTGAGAGACAGCGCCGTTATCGTGAAAAGAAAAAGGCCTCTGGTGACGTAACGCGTGACGTAACGGAAGGCGTAACGGGTGACGACAGAGAAGAGAAGAGAAGAGAAGAGAAGAGTAAAGATCTAAAACAAGAGAGAGAGAAGGGCGCGGGCGACGCGTTTTTGCCTCATGACGAAAATAACCCGCCAATGGATTTCCAGCCAGGCGCCATGGCAGGTTATCCGCCGATGGGTAAATTCCCTATCACCAGCGACTGGATGCCACAGCCTGAGTTCGCCAGACGCGCAACGCTCTGGGGGCGGAATCTCGGTACCGAGCCGGGTTACACCGCCGAAGAACTCCAGCAGTTCCGCGATTACTGGTCCTGCGACGGACGTGTACGGCATCAACAGCAGTGGGAAATGGCCTTTGCCGATAGCCTGCTGCAGTCCCGATCCCGCATCCAAAGGTCAAAACCTTCTGGGGCGCGAGATCCCAATCGTGTTTCTGAGCCAGACAAAACCATTCCAGACGGATTCAGGGGGCAGCCATGAAAAGCGGAAGCCAAATCTTCGATCGCCTGCAGCGCCTTATCCCGGCCAGCGTACAGCCTAAATTCAGCAGCGTCGCCGAATGGCAGGCATGGCAGCAGGAAGAGGGCCGTAAACATTGTCTGCAAATCGAGAAGCAAAACCAGCGGGCCCGCTCTGAGAAGATATTTGGCCGTGCCGGTATTCAGGCTCTGCACCGCACCTGCTCCTTTGCGAACTATGAAGTCACTGGTCCAGAGCAGCGCTCGGCCTACAGCATGGCGAAAAGCTACGCGCAAAACTTCGGCGGAGGCAGCTTCGCGAGCTTCGTCTTCAGCGGCGCGCCGGGTACCGGGAAGAATCACCTGGCGGCGGCAATTGGCAATCACCTGCTGGGCGCTGGCCACTCCGTTCTGGTGGTGACCATCCCTGATCTGATGCTCCGCGTTCGTGAGTGCTACGACGAGGGGCAGTCCGAATCGTCACTGCTGAACGACCTGTGCAACGTCGATCTCCTGGTGCTGGACGAAGTTGGCATCCAGCGCGGCTCGAGCGGCGAGAAGGTCATCATCAACCAGGTAATCGACCGCCGACTCTCCTCGATGCGCCCGGTCGGCATCCTGACCAACCTGAATCATGGCGAACTGGTGGCCACTCTGGGCGCTCGGGTCATGGATCGTCTTCAGATGGACGGTGGTATCTGGGTCAATTTCGACTGGGAAAGCTACCGCAAAAACGTGTCGCACCTGCGTCCGGTTAAATAATTTCTAAGGGAAAAACTATGGAAACCGTAATCCAAGCACTGGAAAAAATGGGCCGGGCGACATACCGAGAAGTGGCTGCGCGTCTGGATATCGAGCCTGTCGAAGCTCTGAACATGCTGCGCGAACAGCGCGATCAGGGCCTGTGTGATTTCTCCGATGGCGGCTGGTTTGTTGGTTCCGCAAGGGATGCGAAACGCGTTGCTTGCGTGCCACCGGTAAAGCCTGCACTGCATGGCGAAGCGCCGGAGCCCGTAGACCCGGCGGTGATTAAGCAACTCCTGGCGAAGAACGGCGCCATGGATACCGTATCGCTGGCAGCAGCGGTTGAGCCGCAACGGTCGCGGCATGACCTCAGCAATGCGCGCGCTGGAGCGCCAGGGCATCGTGGTGAAGAACGGGCAGGGCAAAGGTGTCACATGGTCACTGCCGGCGGCGTCAACGGAAACAGCTGAAGAACCAGCTGCGCCATCTGTGCCAGCAGAAACTGTATCACCTGAAGTGGTCGAGACGGTTCAACCGAAGGACGTTGTGCAGATTGTCAGCGAGATCCCCTCGTTCACCGAAGGGCGCGACGTGTCCGTGACCATTCCGACGGTCCGGGTCATCTCCCGCGAAATTCGCCGCGCGAAGAGCAAGCTGGCGAACCTGGAGAGATTGCGCGACGCCGTGCGTGTTGTTGGCCGCCATAAGCACCTCGTGCAGCAGCTGGTAAACGCGGAGGCACAAAATGGCAAGGCCTAAGACCCATCAGGAACGCGCGCTGTTTATCGCCTGGATCATCGAGATGGTGAAAAAGTATGGCCACGCTACGACCAAAGACATCGTGGAGATGTTCGGGCTGCATCGCACCACCGCCGAGAAATACATCCGGGTTGCCATAAAACAGGGCTCACTAATCCGCCACGGACGGTGCGGCATCTTCCGCGACGAACGCGCAGTTATCGACTTTGACCTGGAACGCTATACGCATCGGGGAGCATCAAAATGAACGATTCACTGAATAACAAAGAGCTGGTGGTCGTTGGGCATCACTTTGCGAAGGCAATGAGCAGCGACACGCCGATCATCGATATGGCGAAGATTGTTTCCCGTCTGGCCGAACGGCTGGATTGCACCACCGCGGCGCTACGCGAAATGACAAAGCAGCGCGATGCGCTGGCCGCGGAGAATGCTGGGCTAAAGGAAAGCCGCAAGAATTTAGCTGAATTCATCCACGAAGAACTGGATGCTGAATACCCCCTTAACATGAAAATCGAAACCCCAGCCACCGACTCCTTCCTGGCTGAAGTGCGTGCTCAGGCGAAAGCTGATGGCGTGCAAGAATACGCCGACAGTTTCCGACACTCGGCATCAAAAATTCGTGAATGTCATGGCGACACTATCCGTGTCCGCGCGCTTCTTCATGAAGCCAATAACGCCGATGAGTTCGCCGCCAAGCTTCGCAAAGGAGGTGCAGCATGAGCAACGGATTTCCTGATTGGTGGAAGCACGGGCAGAAAGTCAAAACCCGACGCGATGGAGTTCTCACGCTGAATGTCGCGCCTGATGCCGAATACTGGCTCACCAACGATGAAGGCAAAGAGGTTTACGTATTCTCTGCTGACATCATCGGGCCGGTGAAAAACGATGCCGAAGGAGCAGCCCAATGACCAACAAACAGGCGCTGCGTACCGACCAGTTGATAGCCAATGCGCTGGAAACGGCAAAACAACTACGCGAACTGCAAGAGTCCCCTGTTGCAGATGCTATTTTCGAATCAATTATTGAAAACGAAAATGGCAAAGAAATTCAGTTCGAGCGTCCTATTTCTGATTTGGCATTTGCAGCATTCTGGCAGATGGAAAAGCTGGTAGATGCACTGGAAGCAGTAAAGCAGGATCCAGCAAGATGGTTTAAGGCATTTGAGAAAGCTGTTTCCGTTGGTGCTCGATATGAAGAGCAAATTGAGGAGCTAACCGGAAAGTTGGAAGCCGCAGAGAAGCGGATTGCAGAGCTGAAGGCGAAACTCCAGGCGGCTGACAAATTGCAGGATAGCGCGTTTCGTCATGGTCTCCAGCATGGTTTTAGCCTTGGTCAGACCGACGACCAGTCAGGATTCGAACAAACCATGAATGCTTACAGCCAAAACGGCATCCGCATCAACGGGGAGGGGTGATATGGCTGAGGTAATTCTTCACAATGCAGATTGCTTCGATATTTTCCCGAAGATTGCTGACGGATCTGTCGATCTGGTCTGTGCTGACATCCCCTATGGCACTACCCGGTGCCGCTGGGATTCTGTTCTTGACCTCCAGCTGATGTGGGAGCAGCTCTATCGCATCGCTAAGCCGACGGCAGCAATTGTCCTATTTTCAGCTCAGCCGTTTACTAGCGTGCTGGTTGCCAGCAACTTACGGCACTGACGCTCTGAATGGATTTGGGAAAAGGGTAACGCCACTGGCTTTCTAAATGCCAAAAAGCAGCCGCTACGCGCGCATGAAAATATCGAGGTGTTTTACCGACGGCAGCCGACTTATAACCCGCAGATGACTGAGGGCCATACCCGCAAAACCAGTAAGCGGAAGACCGTTAATTCGGAGTGCTACGGGAAGGCGCTGATGCTGACTGAATATGATTCGACAAAGCGGTACCCGCGTGATGTTCAGTTCTTCTCGAGCGATAAGCAGACCGGGAACTTCCACCCGACGCAAAAGCCGCTGGCGCTGGTGAAATACATCATCGAAACCTACAGCAACTCCGGTGACGTGGTGCTTGATTTTACTATGGGAAGCGGTACCAGCGGCGTGGCCTGTCAGGAACTCGGGCGCCCGTTCATCGGGATCGAGAAGGAGTCAGATATTTTTCAGACCGCATGCCAGCGCATGGGTATTAAACAGGAGTATGCCGCTTAACAAGAATCAATCTAGTTGATGCAGCCTAGTCTAATAAATTCTGTTTGAAGTTTTTAAGAAAAGAATTCTAGGATGTCACGCATATTCAAATCATATTTGAACATTGTGTAAAGCGTACCTTCGAGACTGCTAATGAAAAATACACCATTGTTTTGGGAAGACGATAAAAATTTTTACCTGAGCCAAGAGGCGTTTAGGCACCTCCCGGATGAAATTAGGGAACAGCTTGAAAGTCACCTATCTTATGGAAATGAGATGCTGGCTAAAGCGGATAGGGACATCATGAACCTTCAGCGTTTAGTGAAGATGATGACCACGGTCTCCAGCCTCAATTTCATTCATCAGCGCCTTCGTAATACCAGCTTTGAAATCACAATCGAGTCTGCTTTAGAGCATGAGATGTTAACGACAGCCTTTGTCGTAACTTATTCACGACTTTTTGTAGGCACAACCGGAGCAAGCGGCATCTCTGAGAAAAAGGTTCCCAAGCACATCAAAAATGTCCATAGCGAACTTATGGAAATTAGAAATCAGCGTTACGCACATAACGGAGAGCATGAATCCATCAGCAGCTCAATTAAGATAGAGTTTGGTGGTGGAGAGTTTGATATTTGTTTGAATTATGAACTGGGCATGTATGTTGGTGGGAGAGATGAATGGGTAGAGCTTGTTCAATTTGTTAACGAGTATGTGTACGATCAAATTAATAAAAATCTCGATCGTTTACATGAGAAAACGGGGCATAAGTGGAACTTCCCTCAGGGTCCCAGTAATGGCTTTAATGAAGGCAAAGGGTGACAGCAGTCGGGAGGTTTAGCTTATAAAGCCTATCTCTTGTTGTACTGGTCCATCATCGACCAGGACTTCCGGGGCGTGAAGTACGCGAAGGATAAGCAGGTGGCCCGGTGTAGCAATGCAGTCCCACCGCCGTTCGCCGAAGCGCTGGTGAGGGCAAATCTGCCGGAGTTTTGCCAGGCTAAGGATAGAGCCGTCTGATTGCGCTAATTTAGACCCAACCCGCTACGGCGAGTTTTTTTCGACATAAAAAACACAATGGAAACAACGAGGTGGCTTTCACAAAAATGCCGCTCAGGGATTGATAAATTTCAGTCATGGGTATACTGTATATACATACAGTAAGTTGAGCGGGAGGAATTATGAAAGTTGAAGTTACGATCGATAAACTGAAAAAGTTGCCCACTGGCGCTGAAGTCGCGCTGGAAGTTGAACTGCTTCGACGCCTTAGCCAGAACTATGATGACTGCAAATTGATTGTGCGCCGCGCAGGTTCCGACGGCCTTAGTGTTCTCGGCGGTGCCGACGGCGACAAAAAACGAGTCGAGCAAATCCTCCAGGAGACATGGGAAAGCGCGGATGACTGGTTCTACTGAGCAACAAGTAAACGACAGCACCTGGTATGATGTCGTTCGACGTGATGATCAGGTTGTTGTATACAGTTTTCCGACTGATGGGCGTTATCTTGTTTATCGTCGAAATGGCCTCGTTTCTTTCCGCCCACTGCTTGAAGAAGAGGAGATTTTCACTCTGAATGGATTTATGCAGTTTGCGGAAAGAATCGGTTACCAGGTAATTCCACCTTCTGATAATATGATTTCATAGGCCTGAACAACCTATGCCTGATGCGCCACGGAGAAGACCATGGCGCAGTTACAACTAATCAAGCAGTCCTCAGGAATCCTGATCCCCGCAACGCCGGAGACCAGCGAATTACTACAATCAAAAATCAAGCTTGGCGCCGTACTGGTTGCCGAATTCAAACAGGTCCGTAACGCGGCTTTTCACCGTCGATTCTTCGCGCTTCTGAATCTGGGCTTCGAATACTGGGAGCCAACCGGCGGGGCCATCTCATCCAACGAACGTAAGCTGGTGACCGGCTACGCCAAATTCCTGGCATCCTTCGGCGGGAACGAAACCGCGCTGCTGGATGCGGCTGAACAGTATCTCGATCGCATTGCAGATAAGCGCGCTGGAAGCATCAGCGCCTGTAAGTCCTTCGATGCCTATCGGGCATGGGTAATCACTGAATCCGGCCACTACGACGCCATTCAACTGCCAGACGGCACCCTTCGCAAACACCCGCGCAGCATCGCATTCGCCAACATGGACGAAACCGAGTTCCAGCAGCTGTATAAGGCCGCCCTCGATGTTCTCTGGCGCTGGATATTGTCCAGGGCATTCAAAGACCAGCGCGAGGCCGAGAACGCCGCTGCGCAGCTCATGAGTTTCGCGGGGTGATGGCGATGAAGGAATCATGGTTCCAGCATACCGAATGCACCACTGCGCAGGCCGAACAGCTGCTGGCGGATTACCGGCGCCGCGGCGTGGAAGTTGAGCGCAGCCTGAATCCCGATTGCATCACCTGGACCGTTAGCGCCCGGCTGCCGGAAGCTCGGCGGCAAGAACGCACGCCGCGGACCTTTCGCCAAAAGGTCTGGGGGTGATCATGGCGAATTTATGCAAAGAAGCCCGCGGTCGCGAATGTCAGGTGCGGATCCCCGGCGTGTGCAATGGCAATTCTGAAACGTCCGTTCTGGCGCATATCCGCCTGGCCGGTCTGTGTGGTACCGGCATCAAACCGCCTGACCTGATCGCCACTATCGCCTGTAGCAGCTGCCACGACGAAATAGACCGCCGAACCCGCTTAGTGGATGCGGCGTATGCAAAGGAGTGCGCGCTGGAAGGCATGGCCCGCACGCAGGTTATCTGGCTGAAAGAGGGAAAAGTAAAAGCATGAGCATCTATCAACGCATCAACGGCGCTGACTGGCGCAATATCTGGGTGGTCGGCGATCTGCATGGCTGCTACACGAACCTCATGACCCAACTCGGAAGGGTGGATTTCGACCCCGAGCAGGACCTGCTTATCTCTGTTGGCGACCTCATCGACCGCGGCTCAGAAAACGTTGAATGCCTGGAACTGATCACGATGCCGTGGTTCCGCGCCGTTCGTGGTAACCATGAGCAGATGATGATTGATGGCATTGCAAGCGCTGCCCATGAACGCCACTGGAGAGCTAACGGCGGGAGTTGGTTCTTCTACCTTGACTACGATAAAGAGCGCCTTGTGAAGGCTTTGCTTGGTAAGGTTGCAGCACTTCCGCTGATTATCGAACTGGTGACCGGCGACCGGAAGGTGGTCATCTGCCACGCTGACTACCCGCATAACGAATATCAGTTCGACAAGCCAGTGCCAGAGGAAATGGTCATCTGGAACCGGGATAGGGTGAGCGATGCGCAGGACGGAAACGTTAGTGAAATCACTGGTGCCGACCTGTTTATCTTCGGTCACACTCCTGCGCGACAGCCCCTCAAGTTCGCCAACCAGATGTATATCGACACCGGTGCCGTGTTCTGCGGGAACCTCACTATTCGTCAATTGCAGGGTGGTGCCCAATGAACACCTACAGCATCACATTGCCATGGCCGCCGAGCAATAACCGCTACTACCGGCACAACCGCGGGCGCACGCATATCAGCACAGAAGGGCAGGCCTACCGCGATCATGTCGCCCAAATCATCAAAGACGGAAGGCTGGATGTTGGCATTACTGCACTAGTTAAAGTCCGTATCGACTGCCATATGCCTGACCGCCGCCGCAGAGACCTGGACAACCTGCAGAAAGCGGCCTTTGACGCGCTGACAAAAGCCGGGTTCTGGCTGGATGACCAGCAGGTGGACGATTACCGCGTAAAGCGGATGCCGATCATCAAGGGCGGCAAACTGGAGTTAACCATCACCGAGCTGGAGCCAGCATGAAACCAGAACTGATCGAATCGCTTCGCATGCGCTGGCTGCGCCTCCGCATTTATCGCCGCCCGGGAACGGCGCTGGTGGACTACAGAATTTTACGCAATTTCATTCGCATTTATCAGATGGCAGGAGCCGCAGCATGAACCTCGAAAACACCGTGAAATACCACTTCGCAAAGTCCACGATGATCAGCGACTCCCCGCGCGCCACCGCATCAGATTTTCTGACCGGTACGGATATCATGGCAGCCATGGGCATGACACAGGAACGCGCCGCCATGGGATATAGCGCTTTCCTCGGTAAGATGGGGATCAGTCATAATGACCGGGAGAGGGCGATCGCGCTGCTGGCCGAATATGCACTGACCAAATGCGATAAGGTTGCCGCGCTTCGCAAGCTGGGCGCCGGGATAAAGCCTCTGGTAATGCGCCAGTTGGCCACCTTCGCTTTCGAGGACTATTCCCGCAGTGCCGCCAGTGTGAAGCAATGCGACTGCTGCGCCGGCGTTGGGTTTATCGAGGCTGATGTGTTCACCAACAAGTTCCGAAAGCCTGAAGGCAAGATGAAGGTGTCCGGGATGGTTACGGTCAAAGAGTCTGTGAAGGTTCTCTGCATAAAATGCAATGGCGCCGGAACTGTCAGCGCAGCATGCAGTGATTGTCATGGCCGTGGTAAAGCAGTGAGCAAGGAGCTCACAGATAAGCAGGGCGTACCGGTGCTGGCAGACTGTAAGCGCTGCGGCGGCCGCGGGTATGAGCGAATCCCCTCAACTGAGGCCCATGCAGCTGTTTGCCAGATTACGGATGCGATTAGCCTGGATACGTGGAAGAAATCAGTGAAGCCCTTTTATGACCAACTGATCACGAAGTTTGACATGGAAGAAGCATGGGCTGAATCACAACTGAAAGCGATAACTCGATAACGCCTTAAATAATTGCGGTCTATTTTATTGCGAGCTATTTACTTTTCCCGAATCTGTGTTAGTTTCACTCTAACGATGGGTTACTGCCTTCGTTTCAAGCCCTGCGGTTGACCCCGTGGGGCTTTTTCGTTTGCATGTCAGAGACCAAAAAACATTTAACTATCACGAGGACGTATCTTTACGTTCTTGCCGCCTGGTATCTATTGTGGTGCGAATGTTATTTTTAAGATGGCATTTGATAATGCTCTCGATACGATTAAAACACTGGGCGGGGACGCGCCCTCGACGCAGAGACAACTGCATGACCCCTGACCAGCAACTCTTTGCTGGTCTTTTTTCCGCCATTAGCTCAACTGGAGAGAGCACGGAGCTTCTACCTCTGTGGTTCGGGGTTCGAGTCCTCGATGGTGGACCAAAGTATCACTTTATTCATAATTAAGTTTTCCTCACACTCGCTCATCATCAGAATGGCTACACTGTCTTCATAGTGAGGGGAGGAAGGTATGGAAGAAGGTTTTTACTGGATAAAACACAATGGCAGGGTTCAGGTAGCCTTTTACGCAGATGGCGAAACGGAAGATCTCCGAACAGGACGGATTATCAGGGGTATATGGCAACTGACTCAAGGTTATGATATTTGCGATGACGGCGAAGCTGAGATTCTTCAAGGTCCCATTGCTCCGCCATGTTAAATATATACACGTATTTTAAGGCTGCCTTTAGGCGGCCTTTTTCATTTTCAGGTCCTGGGAATCAACATCAGATGGCTTCGTTGCTAAATGCAGCCTGAGGGCCTGACCCTATACACACAGCACCTGCAGGGTGCGCTTATGAAGAAATCGATTATGCAAGACAGACCGGATACATGGGCGGTGATGCTTGCGTGGCTTGTAAACCACAAAAACGAAGCTGGCTATTCGGTTCTGGCTTTTGTCATGTCGATACTCGCTACCTCACGCGGCGCAAAGTCAAAGTGGAAAGACCGGATCGCCGGCGCAACAATGTGCGGCATTCTGTGCTTCTTCGCTCAGCCCACGCTCACAGCTATTTGGGCAATCTTCAACTGGAACTTTCCTCCTGAACTCTGCTGGCCTATCTCTGCTGGCGTGGGTTACGTGGGGGTTGATTCATTATTCGCGTATGCACGCCGTCGACTTGGCCTGAATGAGCCGGGAGAGAAAGCTAATGCTGACACTCAGTGAATTTCAGAAGGCGACAGGCGTGGGCCCGACTCTTGCTGGCAAGTGGTATCCAGTCGTACTGGCCTCCATGGAAAAGTACGGCATCACCACACCGTTGAGACAGGCACATTTCCTTGCTCAGGTAGGGCATGAGTCATCTGGATTCGTGCATACCGAAGAGAGCCTGAATTACCGTTACGGTGCATTGCTGGCAATGTTCGGCAATCGCATTAGCAAGGAAGACGCTTTCAAATATGGTCGTGTTGACTCGGGACAGAATGCACACCCTGCAGATCAGAAAATGATTGGCAGCATCATCTACGCCAACAGGAATGGTAATGGCGATCGCAACAGCGGGGATGGATATCGTTACCGTGGGCGCGGCCTGATTCAGGTGACTGGGAAAGCGAATTACGCCGCACTGGTGAAGCAGCTTGGCGTTGATATCGTGAAAAGCCCGGAACTACTTACTCAGCCTCAATATGCTGCTGAATCCGCTGCTGCCTGGTGGAGCAATCACGGACTTAATACTATCGCTGACTCGGATGATGTTAGCCGCATCACCAGAATCATTAACGGCGGTACCAACGGACTGGAGGACAGGAAAGCCCGCTTGACTAAAGCTAAGGGGGTTTTATGTTCGGGTTAATCAGTTTATTCCGCTTTTTCAAAAACAATGCGCACATCCTCATTCCTTGCGCGTTCATCATCCTCGTTGCCATCTGTCTATGGGGGCTAAATGCCCGTAACCATCAGTTGACGGCGACAAATGACAGGCTCGCACAGCTTAACGACAGCAAGGATGTGCAGATCAACGACCTGAGGGCAAAAAATGACGATCTGGCGGGGAGCGTTAAAGAACTTGCTGACGCCGTTAACAGGCAAAACGTGGTCATGTCTGAGGTGGCAGAGCAAAGGGCAGAGTCGGCCAAGCAGAATCGAATGCTACAGAGCGAGATTAAACGCTACCTGGCAGCAGATAAGTGCGCTGCTGCTCCTGTTCCTGATGCCGCTGTTGAGCGGTTGCGCTCTGCAGCAGAAGCCGCCCGTGGAATACCGGGTAATAAAGCAGCCGGTCCTGAACCTGCCAGCGGAGCTGACATCGCGCATTGATGTTCCCGATCTGCCCGATAATCCTTCGTACGGTGACAGCGTGTCAATGAACGCGACGCTTTATGGGATCGTCAGGCAGTGCAATTACGACCGGGCAGCGATAAGAAAACTGCAGGTGACGGACAAAGAGCCTCATCCCTGAGGTTCTGACACAGTCTCTCCTCTGGACTTTAAACGTAGCAAATTCTCACGGCCTCGCTTAACACGGGGATTTTTACTAACTGAGGGTTAAGAATGTCATCTCCGATCATGAAGTATTTTGCGTACCAGCATCTTCCGGCACACCTGCAAGAAGTGAGTAAGCCTATTGGCGATCTTGCGACGCTGATGGATGAAACCTTGCCGGACGGCGCAGAAAAGGCAGCAGGCCTGCGCAAACTGCTAGAGGCCAAAGACGCATTGGTACGCGCTAAGCTGTGTTAAGCTATTACAAAGCTCATCTGCTGGTGGGCTTGATAATGGGAAAACAGTGATGCCTATAAGTTTTGGTAATTAGAAAAAACCTCAGATAAGTGCTAAAAATTTTCCCAGTAAACAACGATGAGATGAAGAATGAAAATCCTGGGATTTGATGAGCACAGAACAAAACGTGGGAGTGGTGCATTAAAGTTCTTTGAGCTGGAGCGTGTACCAAGCAGTGACTGGGTAAAGATATTCGAAAGCCTGTTCACAAAAAGTGTTGATAAGGCGTGGGTTGAGGGGTATTGCATAGTAACGAACTGCCCAAGCAGTGACATAGCTGAAAGGCTAGTGCAGTTACAATCAAAGTGTGAAGAAGCAAACACCATATTCAGAACTCAGCACCCAGCTCTCTGAGCAATAAACGCCGCCTCCGGGCGGTTTTTTATGGCCATTACCATGGGCAGACCCATCGTAATGGCCTTAGTTTATAGAAGCTGGGCTTTCACAGCGGCTTTGACCAACTCGTCCATGAAGTGATTTTCGAGGTTGTCAGCATAATCAATAGAGATTGATGGCGCCTCTGGTCTGCTTGGGATAGTCATCGTGCTATCGCTGTCGATGTGGAAAACAGCAAACTTGGTAATATCGTCCTTCTGCTTGATGCAGAAAGCGATTTCAGCTATCGGCTGATTTCCTATGAACTTAATCTTTGTCTTGCTGAAGCAGCGGAAATCGCACTGCGGAATATTAATCTCAAGCTCATCATTCTCCATCACAAACGTGATCTCGCGATTAAGTGTTTTTGAACGACTCCAGTAATTGTACACGCGGTCAAATAGGCATTTTTTCTTAAAAAGTATGTCTTCTCCCTGCAATCCTAGGGCTCGTGACAGTGTTGCAAATTTCAATGTTTCCATAATCACTCCATAGGTTTTACATGGCACTCAACGCAAAACAAGACATGTTTTGCCGCCAGTACCTCATCGATTTAAACGCTACACAAGCGGCTATTCGGGCGGGGTACAGCGTCAAAACTGCAAACCGTATAGCTGCTCAATTATTGTCAAAACTAGACATCCAAAACAGGATCGCCGAACTCAAGAGTAAGCGCAACGAGGATGTGGGTATTGATGCGAATTATGTGCTTCGGCGCTTGGTTGAAATCGACCAGATGGACGTTCTTGACATCCTGAATGATGACGGAAGCCTTAGGCCCATCACCTCATGGCCTAAGGCCTGGCGAATTTCGCTAACCGGCCTCGACATCAGCACCACGATCCAGAACTTCGACGAGGAGAAAGCGGAAACCATCCTCAAAAAGGTTAAATGGCCTGACAAGGTTAAAAACCTTGAACTGCTTGGCAAGCACGTGCGTGTGCAGGCATTCAAAGAGCAGGTGGAGCAGAAAGTCACCGCAACCCACAGCATTATGCCGGTCCCGTCCTGCGATAACGTTGATGAATGGGAAGCAGCAGCACAGAAGCAGCAGAGCGAGGTTCTTGGTGGATGAATTACAAAGCAGTCTGGAAACCCCTGCCGGGATCGCAATCGCTCTCCCTGAGCTGCCCGTGTAACGAAATCCTCTACGAGGGAACGCGCGGTCCAGGTAAAACAGCCGCACAACTGGCGCGTTTTCGTCGCCTGGTCGGTCTGGGCTACGGCTCATTCTGGCGTGGCGTCATTTTCGATACCGAATACAAAAACCTCACCGACATCATCACCCAGTCGAAGCGTATGTACCGCCTCTTTAACGACGGTGCACGCTATCTGGCGTCAGCATCCGAGTTGCGCTGGGTGTGGCCAACTGGCGAAGAGCTGTTGTTCCGCTTCGGGAAAGAAGAGGGCGACTACTGGGATTATCACGGTCAGGAGTTTCCTTTCATCGGTTTCAACGAATTAACCAAGCAGCAGTCGTCCGAGTTTTACGAGATGATGTTCTCCTGCCGACGCTCGTCGTTCCGGCCAGAAAACTATCCGCGGGAAGACGGCTCATTACTGAAGCCGATCCCACTTGAAACATTCAGCACCACGAACCCGTTTGGCATCGGCCATACCTGGGTGAAGAAGCGCTTCATCGAGCCAGCGCCGCGCGGCACCATTATTCGCGAAACGCAAAAGGTATTTAATCCCCAGACCGAGAGGGAGGAGGATGTGACGCTTACCCGCGTGGCGATTCACGGCTCTTTTAAAGAGAATCCGTATCTGGATCCGCAATACATCGCAACGCTGATGGCTATCAAAGATCCCAACCGGCGAAAGGCCTGGGTAGAGGGTTCGTGGGACGTTACCAGCGGTGGACGCTTTGACCATTTGTGGAATGCCTCGTATCACGTCATCAAACCATTCCGTATACCGGATAGCTGGACTGTTGACCGTTCCCATGACTGGGGCGAATCGAAGCCGTTCTCCAACCTTTGGTGGGCGCGCGCCGATGGCACCGCCGCCGAGCTGCCTGATGGACGTCAGTTCTGCCCGCCGGCTGGGTCGTTGATCCTGATTGGTGAGTGGTACGGTTGCCCTCCGGACGAGTTGAACAAGGGCCTGAACATGTCGTCCACAAACGTCGCCAAGGGCGTAGCCTGGGTCGATAAGCGGCTGGTGGGCGAAGAGCTAGCAGAGCCCGAGGAGATAAAACTCAACGGTGTGACGCAGGGCCAACTGAACATCATGCCCGGCATTTGCAAGAAGGTTCTCCCCGGCCCGGCTGACGGTGCGATTTATAACACGGGCGATGACGAACTCTCTATTGCCCAGAAGATGGAATCGCAGGGCGTTAATTGGGTGCCATCCAATAAGAAACCGGGGTCACGCGTCAACGGTGCGGCCCTGTTTGCTGACATGCTTGAGGCTGTTGTTGAAGGCAAGAAGCTGGAGTCCGGCATACCAGAGAAGCCAGCATTCTACGTGTTTGAATACTGCCGGGGCTGGATAAGCCGTGTGCCGGTGCTCGTTCGCGACAGCAAGAACCCCGACGATGTAGACACCCAGCAGGAAGATCACGATTGGGATGGCACCCGCTACGCTGTCCTGCATTCACCGCCGAAGAAAGTCGGCAAAGTCACCAACCTACGGATTTAACTCCATGCCTGATATTTCAACACCCAATCTGGACTATGGGAACATGGTGCAGGCGTGGGACATTAACGACGCTCTGATGGGCGGTACATTGTACATGCGCCAGCTGGGTGAGGCCTATCTGCCGCGCTGGCCGAAGGAAGATAAAGAGGATTACAAAAAGCGCCTAGCCGTGGCCACGCTTCTCCCTGCCTACGAAGAGACGATCAACCAGAACGTCGGGCGTGTATTTGCCGAGCCGATTAAGCTGAGTGAGGACGTGCCGGACCAGATCCGCGAATTTACCAAAGACATCGACCTTGAAGGCACCCGCCTGGATGTGTGGGCGCAGTCATTCTTCAGCCTGGCGATGCAGTACGGCCTTTCCCATGCGCTGGTGGACTACCCCCGCGTTGACCCCGAACAGGTCAAGACCAAAGCCGATGAGAAGGCGACCGGCGCGCGACCATACGTCACCATGCTGAATCCCCGCCAGGTTATTGGCTGGAAGTCCAAGATGGTCGGCGGCAAAGTGCAGCTCACTGCGCTGCGCATCAAAGAGGTGGTGGTCGAAGACGGAGACGACTTCGGGCAGACGAAAGTCGAGCAGATCCGTCTCCTGACGCCGGGCAAAGTGCAGATTTACCGGAAGTCTACCGGTGCAGAGGGGCAGGCCACCTGGGCGTTACACGAAGAATGGCAAACCTCCCGTCGCGATATCACCCTGGTCACGCTCTACACCAAGCGCACCGGCTTTATGTGCGGTTCACCGCCTCTGCTCAACATGGCGCTGCTGAATGTTAAGCACTGGCAGAGCCAGAGCGAGCAGGACAACATTCTCCATGTTGTTCGAGTCCCCATTCTTTCCGTCTTTGGGCTTGAGGAAGGGCAGGAGCTAATCATTGGCTCCTCCTCGGCAACCAGCTTTTCCGATCGACAAAAGCAGGGGATGGAATACACAGAGCACACCGGGTCTGCCATTGGTGCTGGCAAAGAGTCGCTGGCTGAGCTGGTGGAGCAGATGCGCCAGGCTGGCGCGAAGCTTCTGCGAACAGACAATACCTCGACGAAGTCTGTAGACCAGACCTCTGAAGAGAAAATGCAGGAGCAGTCACCGCTCTACACGATGGCGACCAGCCTTGAGGATGCGATCGACAACATCCTGCAAATCATGGCCGAGTACATCGGTGAGAAAGAGGGGGGTAACGTCGATGTCCGCACCGAGCTGGACGTCGAGTCGAATGAGTTTAACCCGCCTGCAGCGCTGGCTATTCAGGCGCTGCGTCAGGGTGGTGACCTCCGCCGCATTGATGCCATTAAAGCCCTGCAGAAGCTCAACCTGATTGATGCTGATGCCGACCCTGAGAAGGTACTGAGCGAGCTGCTGACCGAATCTGCCTCGCTGACTGAGCCGCCACCGGAAGAGGTGTAACATGGCCCGCTCCGTCAACGATCGCCTGCAGGACGAGACGATAGCGCATGGCCTGTATGTGACGCGCTACGGCACCGGCGTCGCCCGGCGCATGGTAACGCTGCTGAATAAACTCGATGCCGACCTGGCCGCGAAACTGCTGGTGCTTCTGGACGGCAAACGAGCGGATACCTACAGCGCCCGTCGCCTAGCATCGCTGCTGGCTGGTGTGCGTGACCTCAACCAACAAGCTTACGAGCCGGTTAACACTGCTCTGGCACGTGAACTGACGCGCTACGTTGAGTATGAGGCCGGGTATCAGCTGGACCTGTTCAGCAGCATCATCCCGCAGCAGGTCCTCAAGCATGTACCGCTGCAGAGCATTGCACCAGAGCAGGTCTATGCCGCTGCTGCAGCGCAGCCGTTTCAGGGTAGATTGCTGAAGGAATGGGGCCAGAAGCTTGAATCCGACCGGCTGGACAAAATTACCAATGCTGTGCGCTCCGGGTTTCTTCAGGGTGAAACCGTCGAGCAAATTGTGAAGCGGGTCGCCGGCACGCCGCAACTTAAACGCCAGGACGGGGTTATCAATGCCTCACGTCGAGACCTTGCGGTAGTAACCCGCACGGCGGTGAACCATGTGGCCGCTACAGCGCGCCAGGAATTTGCACTGGCCAACAGCGATATCGTAAAGGCCAAGCAGTGGTCTTCGACGCTGGACACCCATACCAGTCAATGGTGCATCATCCGCGACCGCAAGCTCTACACGCTCGACGGCAAGCCGCTGGGCCATGCGATCCCGTACCTGCGCGGCCCTGGCAAAATCCACTTCTGCTGTCGCTCTGGTGAAATCCTGATTACCAAATCGTGGGAGGAAATGCAGATTTCCTCTGGCGAGCTGAGCAGCGCTACGCGTGCATCAATGGACGGACAGGTACCAGCGCATACCAGTTATGCCGACTGGCTTGCCCGGCAGCCGTACGCGCGGCAGGAGCAGGTACTGGGTGTTACCCGGGCGCAGATGCTGCGTGACGGCAAAATCACGGTGCCGGAGATGTTCAATGATGCCGGGGAGTTCCTGACCCTGGACGAACTGCGCCGCGTGGATGCGTCGGCTTTTGAGGGATAGCGTATGCGTAACGAGGATTTTCACTTTGTGGGCGATGGCCGTGGCCGACGCAGGGTGTTTGTTAATGGCAACGAGGTAAAGTGCTGTGTATGGGCTGATGTCAAACGTGGTATCGCCTGCATACATCCACACCCGCTGCGGATTCACAAGCGAAAGCGGGATGAGATCTTTTCCCGCAAGCTACGCGGCGTAATAACCATTGAATTTATCTAACAGGCTGCCTCCGGGCAGCTTTTTTTATTCCTGCCGCCGAGCGGATGCGACGCGGTGATCGGGTCGGATGACCCACTACCAATGGCCGGAAGGCTGGAGAAAAACAATGAAACTCAAACTCGATGCTAACGGATATGTGGTTGTTGAAAACGGTATGCCTGTGTACGTCCATGATGATGGCAAAGAGATTCCGTTCGATGCAGCCGCAGCGATGACCAAAATCACCTCCCTGAACGGTGAAGCTAAAACTCACCGCGAAGCTAAGGAGGCGGCGGAAGCCAACCTCGCGAAATTCGCTGGCATCTCCGACCCGACCAAGGCGCTCGAGGCCATGGAAATGATGACCAAAATCGACCAGAAGAAGCTGATCGACGCTGGCGCCGTTGACCAGGTGAAGGCTGAGATCACCAAGGTATTCCAGCAGCAGCTGGACGAAGCGAACGGCAAGACCAAACAGCTCGAAACCCAGCTCTACGACGAGATGATCGGCGGCCGCTTCGGTGGCTCGAAGTTTATCTCCGAGAAGATGGCGATCCCGGCTGAGTTCGTGCGTTCCCACTTCGGCCAGAACTTCAAAATCGAAGACGGCAAGGTCGTGGCCTACGACGGGCAGGGCAACAAGGTGTTCTCCCGCACCAAGCCCGGCGAACTGGCTGGCTTCGATGAAGCGCTGGAATCCCTGGTCGAGTTGCATCCGCAGAAAGACTACATCCTCAAAGCGTCCGGCAACAGCGGCGGAGGCTCTCACCAGTCGCAGCATCAGGCCGGACAGAAAACAATGAAACGTGATGCGTTTGATTCCCTGGATATCGCTGGCAAACAGTCAGCGCTTAAAGACGGCGTCAGCATCGTCGATTAAATCGAAAGGAGCCATAAATGGCAGGCAATACCCTTACTGGTCTGATCCCGACCATTTATACCGCGCTGGACGTAGTGTCCCGCGAGCAAACTGGTTTTATTCCTGCGGTGGCGCGTGATGCGAAAGCGGATGCTGCTGCAAAAGACCAGACCGTACGTGCGCCAGTCGCACCTGCAGCCACCACTGAAGATATTGTCCCTGGTCCGTCAGCGCCTAATTCTGGCGACCAGAGCATCGGTGGTGTGGATGTCAAAATCACCAAATCTAAAATGGCCCCGGTCAAATGGAATGGTGAAGAGCAATTGGCTCTGGGCCCGGCTGGTACCTACAACACGATCCTGGCTGACCAGTTCAAGCAGGCTTTCCGCGCGCTGGCGAACGAAGTGGATGCAGACCTCGCTGCGCTGTACCTCAACTCCTCCCGCGCTGTTGGCGCGCCAAAGAATACCCCGTTCAGCATCAAAGACGATCTGACTGATGCTGCGTTGGCGCGTCAAATCCTGACCGATAACGGTGCGCCGACTACCGATTTGCGTATGGTGCTGGGTGGCGAAGCGATGGCATCTATCCGTGGTAAACAGGCTGTCCTCTTCAAAGCGAACGAAGCGGGAACCGACCAACTGCTGCGTGAAGGTGTTATCGGTCGCATCATGGGCTTCAACCTCCACGAATCCTTCAGCATCAAGCGTACCGCGAAAAGCGCTGCTGCTGGCTATAAGGTCAATGGCGCGAAGAAAGAGGGCGATATCATCATCGCTATCTCTGCCGGCACTGGCGGTATTGCTGCAGGTACTGCGGTGAAGTTCGACGGTGATGATAACCAGTATCTGGTTGTTGCGGCTACGTCTTCCACTATCACCATCAGCGCGCCGGGGCTCCGTCAGGATCTGGCAGACCAGGCTGATGTCACTGTGTTGAGCGAATTCGCACCGAACATGGCGTTTGACCGCGGGGCGTTCCTGCTGGCCAGCCGTACTCCGGCAATGCCTGAAGGTGGCGATACTGCCGACGACGTGATGAATGTGACCGACCCGGTATCTGGCATCACCTTCCAGGTGGCGCTGTACCGCCAGTACCGTCAGGTGCGTTATGAAGTGGGTCTAGCATGGGGTGTGGCTGCTGTGGCACCACGTCATTCCGCCATCATCATGGGTTAACCCAAGGGGCTTCGGCCCCTTTTTTATTCAGGAGGCCCAATGGCCGGATTGACCAAAGAGCAGCGCGCACAGCGTGAGGCTGAAAAGCTTGCCGCGCAGAGTGGTGATGTAAAAACTCCTGCCCCGCAGGAACCGCAGGAACCGCAGGAACCGCAGGAACCGCAGGAACCGCAGGAACCGCAGGAACCGCAGGAACCGCAGAGTATTGAGCTGGTGTTAATGGTGCGTGATACCCCAGAGTTTCCCGGCGGCCCGCTGAGCGCTGAGGTTCACCCTGACGAAGTGGATAACTGGCTGGCGCTGGACTGGCGTCAGGGGGATTAACCATGCTGGTTGCCGATCCCCATTCGCCTGACTTCAACAGCTACGCCAGCGTTATTGACCTTCGCACGTTCGCAGCGGGGCGCGGATATGCCGTTCCTGCGGATGATGACGAATGTGGAAAGATACTGATGCAGGCAATGGACTACCTCGAAGGCAAAACATGGCGTGGCCAGCGTTCCAGCGCATCACAGCCGCTGTCGTGGCCGCGCTCGGGCTTGCGCTTCGATGGCGCTGACCTGCCGGATGACACCATCCCACAGCGCGTGGTTGATGCGCAATGCCGCCTGGCTATCGAGTCGCAGGAGATTGATCTCACGCCTTCGGTCGCTGGTGGTGGGGCGGTAACGATGGAGCGCGTCGAGGGCGCAGTAACGGTTCAGTACGAACCGGGTACGAATAAGGCGGCACCGTCATTCCCTTGGTTCTATTCCTCGTTGCGCGGGCTGGTGGTTGGCGGCAATCAAATCCGCATCGAAAGGGGGTGACATGCCAATCGACTATCGACGTATGCGCGCGACGGCGACCCGGTTGCTGACCGAGAATGGCAAAACCTATCGGCTCACCCGCGGCAGCGGCACCGTCCGTGACCAGTTCGGGAAAGAGGTTACCACCCCGACAACCGTTGCGACCGTGACAGGCGTTATCACCGAATACTCCTCTCGTGAAATTGACGGCTCATTGATCGCCACCGGCGACAAGAAACTGGCGGCCACGTTCGAAACAGAGGTGCGTATCGATGATCGAATCGAAATCGACGGCAAAAAGTGGCGTGTGGTGCAGCCGAATCCGGTTAAGCCTGCTGATGTGCTGATTTCATACAACATCCAACTGAGGGCGTAACTATGGCCAGTTCTGCTAATCAGCCGTTCCTGGCTGCCATTGAATTGTTCGTGGATAGCTCGAAGCAGGAGATGGACGAGGTGGTGCGCCGGACGGGTATAAAAATCCTCGCTCAGCTGGTGGAGATGTCCCCGGTAGGCCAGCCTGATATCTGGCAGGTCAACCAGACTGCTACGGCATACAACACTGCGGTGCGGGAGCATAACGCGACCCTGCGTGATAATCCCGACAACCTGACCAAATCAGGACGGCTTAAGCGTGGCCTGAGAGTTAACGACTCGATGGACATCAAAAAGCCAGATGGCTATGTCGGGGGGCGCTTCAAGAACAACTGGTATGTGGGGCTTGATAGCCAGCCAACAGAGTCGAACGATACCCCAGACGCTTCCGGCCAGGGATCTAACTCCCGCGGGATGGCGGTGCTTGAGGTGTTCAGAGTGGGACAGGTCAGCTCGATTTACTTCACCAACAACCTGCCGTATGCCCAGGCGCTGGAGAACGGGCACTCCGGTCAAGCCCCCGGTGGCATGGTGGGCATCACCGCGCTGGACGCCGCGCAGCTGTTCCGTGAAGCAATGAGCGAGGTGCGCAATGGCCGGTGACCAGTCAATGCGGATCGCTGACCTGCTGGAAGGTCATATCGCAGTTATCTGCTCCTCGCTCGGGCTCCCAGTGGCTTGGCCGAACATCGCGTTTACTCCCCCGGATAATGCGCCTTACGGGCGTGTTTATGTTCTGCCGGCTCAAACCGTGGGGCAGGACCTGGAAGGCCAGTTGCGTACGTACCAGGGCATTCTGCAGCTCAACATCATCGCTCCTGCAGGCAGCGGCGTGACACTGGCGAGAGGGCTGGCTCAGTCCATCGCTGACGCCTTCCCCGAAGGGCTGCCGCTGGTGGATGGTGACCTGACGGTTTATATCAACGGCCCGCCGCAGGTGCGTACGACGATACAGGATCGCCCGACATCTGCACCAAACGGCAGTAGCGGCTCCATCACCTATACCACTCCCGTCAGCATGCAGTATCGCGCTGATTACTGACCCGCCGCCTGGTGGGTTTTTTTATTACCTCAATTCAGGAGAATGCAATGGCATTCGCAATCCCTAACGGGTCACGTGTGAACGTGGCCAAGACCTATCTTGCGCCGATTGTCTTCACAGCAGCCTCCAATGCGACGGAATGCGAACTGACCGTTGCCTCGGCTGCCGGTATTCTGGCGGGTGATGTCGTCCAGGTCAGCTCTGGCTGGCTGAAGCTCGATAACATGGTGCTGCGCGTTAAATCGGTGACCGGCACCAAAATCGTGCTGGAAGCCTTCGATACCACCGACACCAAGAAATTCCCGGCGGGCACCGGCGCGGGGACTCTGCGCAAAGTCGACTCGTGGATCACCATGCCGCAGGTCATGACGCTGTCCACTGAAGGCGGTGACCAGCAGACCATCAGCGTGCAGTTCCTCGAAGACGACAAAGCCCGCACCATCCCGACGTTCAAAAACGCAGTGGTTCAGGTCTACACCTTCGCTCACGACCCACAGTTGGCTATCTACAAGCGCCTGATTGACCTGGATGATTCCAGCGATACCACGGCGGTGTGGTTCCACAACCCGCGCGGCAAGGCGGATCGTTATTACTCTGCCAAGGTTTCCTTCCAGCGCGTGCCGCGTACCGAAATTAACGCCGTTGAAAGCAACGAAGCGCGTATGAACTTCGAATCGGACATGCAGATTTACCCGATCGCCGATTCATCCGTGACGCCGCTGGCATTCCTCACCGACCTGCCGTCAACCAAGTCGGTTGCCACAGGCGCTGCACTGGATCTGGCTGTGGTTATGCAGGGTGGTTCCGCGCCGTACACCTATGTGTGGAAGAAGGGCAGCACCGCTCAGCCGGGTAAAACTGCCTCGACGTTCAACATTCCGTCCGTCGCATCCAGCGATGCTGGCGTTTACACCTGTGAAGTCACCGACGCTGCGGGCAAGACCCTCACCTCAGCTGCATGCACCGTCACTGTCAGCTAACCAAACAGGCCCGGCGCGCCGGGCTTTATTTTGCGCATCGCACGCGCACATCTAAGAAAGTCTTTCAGCTGTGAGCCTGGGCAAACCGATTACTTTCGGCGGCTTTGCCGTGCGACAGGCTCACGCCTAAAAGGAAATATCACATGCAATTAGGCAGAAAATCGCAAAGCGGCCTTAGGGCCTTCCTTCGTAGTGACGCAATCGTTATTGCTGATAAAAAAGGCAAACCCAAAGTGGTTATCGGTGCTTTTAACGAAGTCGATAACGGGTTACGCAGCGGCAACCCATCCTCCTTTAATAAATTAGGCCGCGCCGAAAAGGAAAATAAAATGCCTGAACCTAAAAGCATTCCTCATGTAACAACGACATCCAAACCTTTTGGCGTCAACGTCGAATGGAAATGGCCCGATTTAAGCTTTTGGGGTTCCAGGCTTGAGCTGCAATATCTCCTTGCTGATGGCCGTCTTCTAAAAGAGGTAATCAATTGGCCGGTTACTGAGTTCATGATTTCTGGCCTCAAAGCAGGCGAACGCCTGCAGGTGCGATTGCGTCCAGTTGCGGCAGATGGCTCAGTACGAGACTGGCGAGCCAGTGACTGGATCGAAGGCGTTTCTTCTGTCGATGCCGAAGAGATTATCGAGGCGCTGACGGAAGAGATCCGTAACAGCTGCGCACTTCATGGCCTTGAAGGTGGCTGGTTTGTCGATAAAACGGGCAAGGCTTACATCAACGAGGCGCTGATCGGCGATGGCAAATTGTCTGCGAACTACAGCGTTACATTAAACGTCGCCGGCAAAGGCAAGCCGCACGCTGCCGGTATGGCCGTTGGTGTTGAAGGGGACCAGAGCAAGGTAGTGTTTGAGGCTGATCGCTTTAAGGTGCATGACGCCGTTCAATCAATTGTCGGAAACGCCGTCGCAACAAACGCGAAGACGAAGATTAGGCTTGGCGATGAAATGACGCAGGCCGTCATTGATGCCGTGCGTGAAAGCGATCTGTTCACGGCTATCCAAGTAAATATTGATGCGCAAACAGCTTCAGTAGCTGGCATGCAGCAGGCGATGCACGATGCGGTAAACGATGCAATCCGTAACGCACTGAAGCCCGGCGGCCTGCTGTACAGCCGCTAAATTACGCTCACACACTCAAAAAATCGACCCGCTCCGGCGGGTTTTTCTTTTTCTAAGGAACCGAAATGACTAAGTTCTCACTCATCCCCACTCCTACATTTTCTGTGACAGCGAGCATTCCGCGCGCCGGGGCCGAAGACGGCAAACTGACTTTCACTTTCCGCCATAAGACGCTGGAAGAGCTGCGCTCCATGGACGAGAAGCTGCAAAAGGCCGCCGAAGGCAAAAAGGCTGCCATCGAGCCGCAGGCCGACTACCTCTTGGAAATTGTCGAAGGCTGGGCGCTGCCGGACGAGTTCACCCGCGAAAACGTTATTGTCCTTCTGCGAAACTATCCGCGCGCTTTCGACAGCATCGGTCTGGCCTACACCAAAGAACTGATGGGTATCCGCGAAAAAAACTGAGGCAGGTCGCCGCAGCGTTGTACACGCCGGGACCAACGCTCGCGGAGCTGAGCGCTTTTGGTTTGACGCCTGAGGACGTGGAGGAAGAGGTGGGGATCCTGCCGTCGGTATGGAAATCATTCACCATCTTCTCTGCACTGGCGACTCAATGGCGCGTTGGTGCGGGCGGGGCGACCGGCCTTGATTACAACGTTCTCCCCTGGATGTTTGAGTTACACGGGGTTGATGATGCGGCGGCCTGCATGGCTGACCTTCAGATTATGGAAAGCGAAGCTCTCAAAGTAATGCACAAGGAGACGAAATAATGACAGACCAGATCGCCTCGATTACTTTGCGGGCCGATGTTTCTGACCTGAAAACTGCCAGCAATGAGCTGGATAAACTCGGTGAAGCCGCGGCTGGTGCCGTTGGCAAAGCTGATGACCTTAACAGCGTATTCCGCGCTGGTGCTGAGTCTGCAAAGCAGGGTAGCGAAGGCATCAAGGAGCAGCAGGCTGCGCTGAAAGGCCTGCTTGAGAATATCGATCCGGTAAACAAAGCGCTGAACCGGCTGGACGAACAACAAGCCGCGCTGCGTAACTTCCAGACCAAAGGCTTTCTGGATACCGATGATTTTCAGCACTACAACAAAATCCTGGACGATACCCGGCTTAAGCTGACGGATACCGGCGAAGCAGCGGCGCGTGCCCAGGCAGAACTTGCGGCCACTCAGGCGGCAGAGAAGCAATCAGCCGCGCTGAAAAACCTGCTGGGGTCAATCGACCCGACGATCCGCGCATTCAACTCGCTGGACGAGCAGCATGCGCAGCTGGTGGCACACTTCGAAGCGGGGCGCATTAACGGCACCCAGTTCGAACATTTCAACACCATCCTCAACCAGACGCGTGAACGGCTCTCTGGCGTGGCTGACGTGCTGCCTGATGCGCTATCCCGACAGGAGGCCGCTGCACGCCGCGCTGGAATTTCTGTGGGGCAGTACAGTGCTGCACTGCGCACGCTCCCGGCGCAGTTCACCGATATTGCTACTCAACTGGCAGGTGGACAATCCCCATTCCTGATCCTGCTACAGCAGGGTGGGCAGATTAAGGATTCCTTCGGGGGCCTCGGTCCAATGCTCCAGGCTCTGAGGGATGCATTATTTGGCTTTAACGAAGAAAGCAGAGAGACCGCTGAATCGGCAACAAACATCAGTGATGCTGCTGAAGGTCTTAATAACACGAGTGAGGCAGCGGAGAAATTGGGGCGGGCGGGTGGTCTGCTAAATACCTTTAACCTTGCTATTGCGGGTTCTGTAGCCGTTCTGGCTGTTCTGGCGGGAGCTGCATATAGCTCATCCCAGCAGTTCGACAATGTTGCCAGATCACTTATTTTGATGGGAGGGGCTGGCTTCTCATCAATGCAGCAATTGAATGACGCGGCAAAAGATGTTGCAGAAAATGCTGGCGCGTCCCTGGCTGATTCTGTTGATACCCTGGTGCAACTTAATGACACCGGGAAGTATACCGCAGACCAGATGACTAAAATCGCCAAATCCATTATGACTATGGGCGATGCTGGCCTCGATACGAAGGCTGCGCTGGCGGACTTTTCACGGCTGGCAAGCGATCCTATTAAGGCGCTGGCAAGCCTTAATCAGCAATATGGCTTTGTTGATGAAGCTATGATGAAGCACATCATCACCCTTGAAAAAACTAAGGGCAAAACAGCAGCTGCAAACGAAGCGATAACATTGTTTGCCAGCACTATGGAGGACCGTAGCAACAAAATTGTTGAGGCCACCGATAATATCGGGCAAGCCTGGAACGGACTAAAAGCCTCCTCTTCCGACATTTTCGGCCAAATCGGGATTACAGTTCGGGCCTGGGGCAATCAAATCATTGATATCTTCAAATTGCTGAAAGCATCCATCAATGATTTGTTTCTGAATCTCACCTCGCTTGACGCTAAATTCACCGGAACAGTTGCCGGATGGGCTGAAAAAATTCCTGGTGGTGGTGCGCTGGCAAATTTCCTCGGCATGGATGTCGAGGCAATGAAAAAGGCTGGGACTGAAGCTGACAAAGAGATTGCGGCGAACAAAAAACGCTACGATGAACTCTGGAAGCGGGTTACTGCGCCTAACGCACAGGCAAACTATGAAGCTGAAGCGCGAGGAGCCAACGTTAAAGGGGAGGGAGGCACGAGCCGCGAATCAAGGGATGCGGTAACAAAACTTGCCGAGGACTCTGCCAAAAAGACAAGAGAAGCAAAGGCCACGCTGGATGCTGGGGATCGTACCCTGGAGAACTATCGCGCTCAAGCCAGGACCTTAACTGACACGCTTGAAACCTTGCGCCAGACCGGCGACCTTCACGTCAAAAATACTGAGTACAGCAAACAACAATCGCATTTTGCCGAGCTTGATGAGGCCGCCAAAATACGCTCACTGACTGCTCAAGAGAAATCTCTCCTCTCGAGTCGTGAAGCCATCCTCAATGCCGCTAAGGTTGTTGACCAGAAAAATAAGGAAGTTGAGGCCCAGCAGAAAATTAACGGGCTGGCGCAGCAGGCGAACAAATACGTCACTCAAATGGCGGAAAAAACCGAAGCATTGCGCGGCAGTGCGGGCATGAGCAGTCGCCAGACTCAGCGTATGATGGAGGAGGCACAGCTCCGGCAAGGTTGGCTTAATAGTGGGGGCAAGCTTGAAGATGCTGGCTACGAGAAAGAGCTGGCAGCCCTCAGAAATTATTACGCCGAAGAGGACAAGCTGCGGGGTGACTGGAAGGCAGGGGCTGTTGCTGGCTGGAATGAATATCTGGACGCCGCCACGAATACCTATGATGCCGTGAAGAACGTCGCCAACTCCACGCTGACAGGCTTGAGCGACATGCTAACCAGCCTCATGACGACCGGGAAAGCCTCAGTCAAAGAATTTGGCAAATCGATGCTGAAGATGATCGTTGAGGTGACAAACAGGTTAATGGTTGCCTACGCAGTACAGGCGGCCATGGGTTGGATTAGCGGCAGCGCAAGCGGCGGATCAACTCCAGGTGGGGCATATGCCAATGCTGCATCTAACGTAACTTTCAATGCCAAAGGCGGAGTCTATGATTCACCTGGCCTCAGCAAATATGTGAATGGCGTCTATGATTCTCCCCAGTATTTCACCTTTCAGGGGGCATCTAAATTCGCTAAAGGCGGCGTATTTGCCGAAGCGGGAGCCGAGGCTATCATGCCGCTGACGCGTGATTCAGCTGGCCGGCTTGGGGTTAGAGCTCAAGGTGGCGGGGGGATGGCGCCGGTGATTAATACTACGGTTAACGTCGATGCTGGTGGTTCGGCAACAGCTCATACAGCAAGTTCTGGCGATGCTATGGGGCGGGCCCTTGCTGAGGAGATGCAAAATGCTGCGCTGCAAGTGGTCCAAAAGCACCTTAAGCCTGGAGGCATGATCTATAACTTCACTAAAGGTCGGTAGTGTTTAATCTGTCCCCTGGTTATCATGTCCAAAACCATGACAGTTAAGGGGATGGTAGTGCTAAGACGGATACTAACGAAGATTCTCAAAACCTTAGGTATGCTTATTCTTCTTCTTGTAGTGGTCTGCATTGCTGCTGTGCTAAATAAACCATCCGAAGCTGAAAAGAAGCAAAAGGAAGCAAAAGAGCTTTCTGCTGCAAAACTGGATCAGCTACGGGAAGCCTGTGATGCTTACGTTAAAAAGTCAGTCATTAACAAAAGCACCCTAAATATGTCGATGTTTGGCGCTACGAAGTGGCAAAGTGATGACGGAACATTCTACGCAACGCAGGAATTTGGCGCGAAGAACAAATACGGCCTTGAGCAAAAATTCAGAGCTGTATGCAGTGAGGATAAAAACGGTAAAACTGATTACCGAATTGAAGAACTGAGTGGAAGTTAAGCCGACCGACGCTGTAATCAAGCCCCGTCCAAGACTTTCAACCGACACCGAGCCTCGCTAATGCGGGGCTTTTTGGTCTACAGTCGATTGAAATCAGTGAATCAGCATTTGCCGTTGCGCCTGCGCTATCTCCTGATAGGATTAATCTTATCTTTAACTAATGGGGATAGGGATGTGAAGAAAATTCTTGTTGTTCTATTGGTGTCACTTTTCTCGCTAACAGCAATGGCTGCAAATAAACCATGCTCAGGTAAGAAAGGTGGAATATCGCATTGCTCGGGTGAAAAGTTTGTTTGTAATGATGGAACTATCAGCAAGTCTAAGAAGGTTTGCCAGAAATAGCTGTTTATGAATGGCTCCCAATATCAAATTCAAACCCGCTCCGGCGGGTTTTTTTATGGAGAAAATATGGCAGTTGAAACCTATAACTGGTCCTCCCAACTCGGCGCTGGGCCTATTGAATATAGCCAGTCGGTACGAACGGCGCAGTTTGGTGATGGCTACGAGCAGGCGGCTGATAATGGCATCAACTCCACGGCGATACAGGTGCCGATGAAACATACCGGCACTGAGGCGGAGGTTAACGCATTACGTGCATTTCTCCTGGGTCATACCGTGAAGGCCTTCATCATCACGCCCCCGGGCGAAGATAAGGGGCTATACCGCGTTGTCGCCGACTCCGTGCGTAAAAACCAGATCAGCAGCAAATTCGCTGAGCTCACGTTCATTATCAAACGAGCTTATGGGGTGTACGCATAATGGCTTTAGTCGATCAGGCTGCGAAGCTGGCACCGGGTGGCAGGGTCCGCCTGGTTGAAGTGGATGCTTCGGAGTTCAGCGGCGGGATCCACCGCTTTCATTACGCACCATTTCCACATACGCCAGCAGAGATTGACGCGGCAAACGGTGATGAGAATAAGCTTGGTCCTAAGCCAATCGTCTTCGGCGGCAAGGTTTATGACTTCTGGCCTTTCCAGATTACTGACCTGGCGCTTTCAACCGATCAGGCCGCCGAGCCTAAGCTCAGCGTATCAAACCTTGATGGTCACATCACCGCGTTATGCCTTCAGTTCAAGGATATGGTGAATGCGAAGGTGAGTATTATCGACACCTACGCTGTTTACCTGGACGCAGTGAACTTCCCGGGCGGCGTGAACGCGACGGCCGATCCATCGATGTTCTCCCTGCAGACCTTCTGGCTTGATACCAAAACCTCGGAAGATGACGAGGTGGTGACCTGGGCGCTTAGCAGCCCGGCCGACCTGCAGAGCCTGGTCATACCCACCCGGCAAATCACCTCGCTCTGTGAATGGGCCTTGCGCGGTCAGTATCGCAGCGGTGATGGCTGCACCTACAACGGCACGGCGTATTTCGACGCCAAGGGCAATCCCGTATCAGACCCGGCCCTGGATGTATGCGGAGGCTGCCTGAGCGACTGCCGCAAGCGCTTTGGTGCCGGACTGGCAGAGCCCAATACTGCAATCCTCGACTTCGGCGGCTACCCCAGCACGGTTCTGATTTCCCGATAAGGTTTCTCCATGAACAAAACGATAATGTCTGCCATCCGGGCGCATGCACTGGAGGAGTCGCCGCGCGAGTGCTGTGGCTTCGTTATCCAGGCGGGTCGCCGCCAGCGCTACGTCCCGGTACTGAACAGCCACGAAAACCCGACAGAGCATTTCCGCATCGACGGCGAGCACTGGGCGAATGCCGAGGATACCGGCACGATCATCCGCGTCATCCATTCTCACCCGGGCGATGGTGCCCGGCCCATACCATCCGCTCTGGATCGCCAGCAGTGTAACCAGTCCGGCGTCGTCTGGGGTATCTACGCTCCTGACTGCGACGAGTACGCCGAGATAATGCCGGATGCCATCCCGCTGATTGGCCGCCCGTTTATCCTCGGCTCGCACGACTGCTGGGGCCTGATAATGGACTGGCATACGACCCAAGGCGTTACGCTTAATGATTTCCGCGTCGATTACCCCTGGTGGGAAAGCCAGCACCCGGACAACCTCTATTTCGACAACTGGGAGCGGGAAGGGTTTGTCGAATGCGACCCGGCGCCCGGCTGCATGGTCATCATGCAGGTTGAATCCGATAAGTGGAACCATGCAGGGATCATCACCGAGGAAGGGGAGCTGCTGCACCACCTTTATGGCCAGCCTTCCTGCATTACTCCCTATGCACGCGGGTATTTCAGAGACCGGACGATGATCTGCGTCCGCCATAAAGACCTGCCGCAGGAGATAAAGCCATGGCGCGGCTAACCACTGTTCGTCTGTATGGGGCGCTGGGTGCCCGGTTCGGGCGCGTGCACCGGCTGGCGGTCCAGACATCAGCAGAGGCGGTTAAGGCTCTGTGCATCAGCCTGGACGGGCTGGAAAGCTACCTGATGAATGCCAAAAAGAACGGCATGGTCTTCGCCGTATTTCGGGGCAAGCGCAACATTGGCGCGGATGACTTTAAGGACCTGTCTGGCGACAGCGATATCCGGATCGCCCCGGTGATGGAAGGGGCAAAGAAGGCTGGCATATTTCAGACCATACTCGGCGCAGTGATGATTGTAGCAGGACTTGCGTTAGGTCCAGTCGGCTGGGGAGTTATTGGCGCTGGCTTTGCAAACGGACTGATAATTGGCGGCATCACCTCGGCAGCAGGTGGTATCTACCAGATGCTATCCCCACAGCCGAAGGGATTACAGATGCGTGACGATCCTGATAATAAACCCTCATATGCCTTCGGCGGCGCTGTTAACACGATCGCGATGGGTAATCCGGTCCCGGTCCTCTATGGGGAGCGTGAGATCGGCGGTGCCATCATCAGCGCGGGTATTGTCGCCGAAGACATCTGATCCACTTTCTGAACAATAAGCACCCAGCCGGGTGCTTTTTTTATGGACGCAATATGGCAACTATCACCGGTTCGAAGGGTGGCAAACAAAAGCAGCACACCCCAGTGGAGCAACCCGATTCCGCGCAGTCTATGGCGCGCTGCCGTATGCTGCTGGCGCTTGGTGAGGGGGAATTTGCTGGCGGCCTCGACGCTTCGCGAATCTTCCTTGATGGCACCCCGCTGGGCAATCCTGACGGGACGATGAACTTTGAAAACGTCTCGTGGGAATTTCGCCCGGGCACGCAGACCCAAACGCCGATCCCCGGATTTCCTGCTGTAGAAAACGAGTCCAACATTGGCGTATCGCTGACAAAAGTTGCTCCCTGGACCCGCGCACTGAGTAATACCCAGATTGACGCGGTGCTCGTGCGTATTGGCATACCCGGGCTTCAAAAGCAGGAAAACAACGGTGATATCGTTGGTACCACTGTTAAATACCATATCGACCTTTCTGTCGATGGCGGCGCTTACTCAACGGTCATGACCAAGACGGTGACCGAGAAACTCAGCTCGTTATATGAGATCACGCACCGTATCAACCTGCCTAAAGCCAACACTGGCTGGCAGATCCGCGTGGTTCGCGATACCGCTGACAGCACCAGTCAAATGCTGCAGAACAAAACCCAGGTGCAGGCTATCACTGAGGTGATCGACGCCCGCCTACGCTATCCACACACCGCGCTGCTGTACGTTTCTTTCAACGCCAAATCGTTTAACAACATCCCTAAAATTTCCTGTAAACCGAAAGGGCGAGTGATCCGCATCCCTTCAAATTATGACCCGATTAACCGGTCATATGTTGGTACCTGGAATGGCACGTTCAAATGGAGCTGGACGAATAACCCGGCATGGATCTGGTACGACGTACTGACCGAGCCGCGCTTTGGACTTGGTCGCCGGGTTACAGCGGATATGCTGGATAAGTGGGAGCTCTACCGTATTGCTCAGCGCTGTGACCAGAAGGTTCCCGATGGTAAAGGTGGCAGCGGTACCGAGCCGCGATTCATGTTTGATGTCTATATTCAGTCGCAGGCCGATGCCTGGCAGGTGATTAAGGATATTGCCGCTGGCTTTAACGGCATGACGTTCTGGGGCAACAACATGTTTAACGTTGTCTCCGACATGCCGGCTGACACGTCGAAGCTGCAGATCCTCACCAGGGCATCAGTGGTAGGCAAGCCCGTATACTCGAGTGGTAGCGAAAAGACTCGCTTCTCCAGCGCGCTGATTAACTTCAGCGACCCGGAGAATCACTACCAGGACCGCACCACGGCAGTGATGTTCCCTGACTTGGTAAAGCAGTTTAAATTCAAGCAAACGCAGCTAACAGCTATCGGCTGCACGCGTGAAAGTGAAGCGCAGCGCCGCGGTGGCTGGGCGGTTTATTCCAACTCTCTCGATCGCCTTATCACGCTGCAAACCGGACTAGATGGCTTTGCTTATGTTCCTGGCACCGTATTTGCGTTTGCTGACGAGCGTTTGTCGGGGCGCGTTTATGGAGGACGAGTCACAGCCTATGACGCAGGCATCAAAGCTGTAACGACTGACCGTGGCACCAGTGCGGTTGCCGGCGACACGCTGATGATCCGTACGCAAGGCGGCACAGTTGAAAGTCGCACCATTCAGGCCGTAAACGGCACCCAACTGATTATGGCCACTCCTTTCACCGCACCACCTCTTCCTAATGCGGTATTTGTTATCGATGCCGGGCAGCTGCGCCTGCAGTATTTTCGGGTAATGAACCTGACTTTCAACGATGAGGAAAACACGTTTTCCATTACCGGCGCGGAGTACAACGCGTCGAAATATGATGCGGTCGATAATAATGCCAGGCTGGACACGCCGCCGATAAGCCTCATTCCGACAGGTATCGTTTCTCAGCCTCGAAACATCGCAATCACCAGCTATGAGAGCGTTCGTCAGGGCCAGCGTATTGCCACGATGGTGGCGAAATGGGAACCGCCTGTAGATGCCAAAGGCAAAATTCAGCCAGATATTATTGCCTATGAGATACAGTGGAAGCGCGACGATAACGAATGGATCAACGTTCCGCAAACGGGACTGCGTAGTGCTGAGGTCGCAGGGATTTACGCTGGTAATTACCTCGTCAGGGTCAGGGCTATCAATAGCGGTGGCGCGTCATCTATGTGGGCTACTTCGGTATTAACGACGCTCACCGGCCGCCAGGGCGCTGTTCCGAAGCCTGTAGGGTTGCGGACCACTCCTTTACTCTGGGGTATCCAGCTTGACTGGGGATTTGGTAGCGACACCGCCGACAGCGCTTACACGGAAATCCAGTACGATATTGATCCTCAGGGCAGCAACATGCAGTTGCTAACCAGCGTGACCTATCCGGGACGCACGTATCAGCAACTGGGGCTGAAGGCTGGCCAGACATTCTGGTACCGGGCCCGGCTGGTGGACAGGATCGGCAATAAATCCGACTGGACAGACATCGTTCGGGGGGATTCGAATGCCAATGCTGATGAATATCTCGATGCTATTGGCTCTGATCTTCTGACATCTGAAGACGGCAAGGCGCTTACTGAAGCTATCGATTTTAATATTGAAGCACAGTTACAAAATGCCCTGGCCAACAATGCCACGGCTGAACACCAGTGGAAACAATATGGTGAGAACCGGGCAGACATCCTTCAAATTAAAACTATCCAGGCAGATGATAAAAAAGCTTTTGCTGAATACCAGACGACCGTTGCGTCAAAATTTAGTACTCAACAGGCTGCAATTGACCAGAAAATGACATCCGTTGTGGATGCCACCAGTGCAAGTGCAATTTATACCCTGCGTGCCGGCGTAAATTACAACGGCTCTTATTACGACGCAGGGTTGTCGATAGCGACCATGGCCAGCGGTAATGGCATTAAGAGCAGGGTGGCCATCAATGCCGATCAATTTGTCATGTTGTCCGGACAAGGCGATACGCAATATTCACCTTTTGCTGTGGTCGGCGGCCAGGTATTTATTAATTCAGGGATGATACAGGAAGGTATGATTAACAACGCTATGATCGGTCAGTTTATCCAGTCGAATGACTATGTTGCAGGATCTGTAGGTTGGAATATCAACAAAAATGGTAACGCTGAATTTAGTAACGCTACCGTCAGGGGAAGCCTGTATGCCACTAACGGCAACTTTGCGTTTAACGGAACCGGTAACACAGTGGTTATTAACGATAACGGCGTTACCGTTGCCATTCCCGGCGGCGGGACCATCAGATTAGGTAAGTGGTAATCATGCCAACAGGATTGAGAATTGATTATAACGACGGGTCGAAAGTGATGGAGATCACCGCAGGATTGCGGTGCCCTTCTTTTGGAGGGCGGTTTCCTAACGGGTACGGTCTGAATAAGTACGTTGATATCAGCGGTTATGTTGCAGGCTCACAGGTTGTCGTCATGCCTTACGAAACGGTCAGGCTTGAAACCGGGCTGCTGCACAAGCTGAATTCGGTGACGGTGTCCGGCGCAAGGGTCACACAGAACGCGGTTATGAAGACCTTCGATACCGGAGAAAGAGCCAGCACCTATACCTTCCCCGGATCAGTCTGGCAGATCTTCCCCGTGGGTCAGAAATCAGGGTTCGGGCTTTTGATTAGCGAAAGCACGGACTTTACCGCAATAACCAACGCGACTCAGTCAGGGCAGTGCATCTGGCAGGGGACCGTGAATGTCCCTCTTGGCGGGTGGGCTGTGCCCACAATCAGTGGCTATGACAAAAACAACTATGTCGTTTTTGGCCGCTGCAATAGTGGGAACACAATCGACTTCGATGGTACAACCGTGCGATTTTACCAGCCGCCGTCCGGGCGTGGACACAGGCCCACAACCGGTACCATAGATATCGTCATTTTCGCCAGCGGCGTAGTACCTACACCCGGCAACGGGCTCACAATCCTTAATGCCGCAGGGCAGTGCACCTTCTCTACTGTTAAGCGTCCGTTCGTCTTCCTGGGGGGGATGTGGAAACCCTCAACGGCGGGGGTATCTATTGGTAATGGATATGTTCCTCTGGGTCGGTACGGTTTTAACGTCAACACAGATGGCGGCGTTTACACCTTCTGGATGTACGGAATTAGGATTCAGAATGGACAAGCATCGGTTCAGGGTGGCGTATATGTTGGTTTTGACCAATACGCCATCTTCGGGAATAACCAGGTTACAGACTTAAATCTGCCAGTTCTTCCAGATATGTACTTATAAATACATGTCTGTTTGAATTTCTTTCACAACATTTATAACCTCGCTGCGGCGGGGTTTTTATTATCTGAATTCTGGAGACAACAATGTCAGCTGGAACTTTAACCCTTACTACGAACTCCGATGTGGTCACCGGCACCGGTACCAACTTTTCAACCGAGTTAGCGGCCGGGGATTTTGCTGTTGTAGTCGTTGGCGGCATCACCTACACGCTCCCGGTCAAATCTGTCGATAGCGCGACGAAATTAACACTGGTCAGCAAATATCCCGGACCATCTCAGAATGGTCTGGCATGGAATGCCGTTCCGCGCTTAACGCAGAACCTGATTACCGCAGCAGTAGTAGCTCAGGCCACCGAAGCACTGCGCGGGTTGAACTACGACAAGCAGAACTGGCAGCAGGTATTCAGCGGAACGGGAACGGTCACCGTTAAACTTCCCGACGGTACGACCTACACTGGCCCCGCATGGAATAGCATCACCTCATCTGTATTGTTAAAGGCATCAAACCTGTCGGACCTGGCTGACAAGGCTGCTGCGTGGCTGAATATAAGACCCTCAGGTTCAACGCCTCTTGCCGCCGACCCGGTGTCTGCATTGGATGCGACGACTAAGCGCTGGGTGGAAACACTGCTTACTTCCGCTCCGGCACTTGCAGCTTCAGGTTCGATTTCTACTTCCACCGGGTTTTCTATTTCAGGAACCAGCACGCCCTTTGTCGCAATGTTCCCGGCGGGCGCTAACTCAAATGCTATAGGTGGTCGGACGCGACTTGAAACGACCATTGATAGCTTTTCCAACTCGATATCTGTCATCAACTTCAGCCGACGCCGTTCTGACGGTATCTCCTCAGGTGCTATTGATGTGCAGATACCACAATCATCTGGCACCCTGGCACTACAAGGTACATCTGACATCAACTATAAAAAGAATGTTAAGCCGTATGATGGTCAGCAGTCTGTTGAAAATATCAAGGCCATGGATCTTGTTACTTTTGTTTTCAGGGATGATGAAAAAGAAAGGCTGCGTCGCGGCGTCATTGCTCAGCAAATTGAGGAAATAGATCCGTCCTACGTCAAGCATACTTTTGAGCCTGAAGGTGAAGAGGTTTATGACAAAGAGGGTAATTTCTGCGGCTATGAAGGGAAAAGAGAACGTGTAGTTCTTGATACCAATGTCATGCTGCTGGATACAATCTGCGCTCTTAAGGTCGCTTTAACGCGTATCGATGCGTTAGAGAATGAAATTTCTCTGCTTAAAAATTAAATGCAGCTCTACTGCCTCATGCCCTCTTAGAATCCTTATCTTTTGTTAAAGCATATACTGTCGTAATCATTGATAGGCGGCTTCGCATTGATCTACTCCCCGTTAAAAACTACTGTATATAAAAACAGTATTAATGGAGTGTGGATCATGCCCCGCAAATCAGACCTTCGCGCCGCTTTCGTTGCGGCCGTGCACAAAAACCCGAAAGGGTATCAGTGCCTGCGCACCGCTGACTTTATCAGAGAGCTACGCGCCAGGAACTGGCATTTCACAGAAGCTGACGCCAATGACTGGATAGAGCGGTACCAGGCTGGCTTTGTAGATAAAACACCCGACGACAGCCCGAACCGCTTGTGGATTATGCGCAACATGGGGTACATCCGCTGATGGGTTTCGTCTCGCCGGCGGGCGACTATATCGAGCGCAGGTTAAATCCCGAGGATATGCTCACGACAGATCAGAGCCGTATCGTCGAAACCGCGACAGGTTATGCCGTTATTGAACCGGTCACTAAACTATCGCAGGGTCAAGTGCTTATGATTTTAAGTGGTGGCTTTACGCAATTCGCGAAATTACAGGGCCGCTCGTTAATCACTGATGATGGGGAAGCGATCGAAGGTGAGGCTGTGGAAGAGGTCGAAGTGCTGGGGCGGGTGACGTATTTTATAAACCGTGCGTTGGGTAGTGATGAATGCCCGGTGATCTAA